CACGGGCTTTTGAAAGCATATTGCTGCCCCATGTGGCTACACGGTTTACCGCCCCTACAATACAATTCCAGACTTTCTGCGGTGTCTGCTGCACAATGGTTACAATGTTCGTAAGCATTGTGTTCATAACCTCTTTTGCTTTAGTCTGCATATTTACGCCCCATGTGGCTACTCTGGTAACTGCACCTACAATGCCGTTCCAAATTTTCTGCGGCAGTTCCTTAACAATGGTAATAACCTTTGTTATAAACTCCGTAATCACGTTGCCGCCTTTTTCCTGCATACGTGCGCCCCACTCGGCTATTTTATTTATACCGTCTGCTATTGCTCCGGCAATCTGCCCCGGCAACTCTGCCAGTTTTCCTATAATGGTGTTTACCAGTTCTACGGCTGCGGCTGCAATTCTCGGCAATCCCTCAATCAGTCCCGTTACAATAGCTACGATAATCTGCGGTACTGCCGCAATCAAAAGCGGGATTGCGTTAATAATTCCGTCTACCAGCGCTACCACAATCTCTGCGGCATTTTCCAAAATAAGCGGGATGCCCTCAATCAGCGCATTTATAATAGCTGTTATAATCTGCGGCAGCCTTTCGATAATCACGGGCAGCGCCTCTATAATTCCGTCCGCAAGCCCGGTTACAAGCTGTATAGCTGCATCAATCAGCATAGGCACATTGTTTACCAGCGTTTCCACGATTGTAAGCACTGCATCTATGACACTCGGTATCAGCTCCGGCAATGCCTGCCCCAGTCCCTCTGCCAGTCCTGCAATAATCTGTACCGCTCCCTCTGCTATATCTGGTATCAGCTCTACAATACCGTCAATCAGCGTTGTTACGATTTCTACGGCGCTCTCTGTCAGGGTAGGAATAGCTGTTATAATCCCGTCTACAAAAGACGTTATCATATCTACCCCAGCCTGCACGATTGTAGGCGCACTGTTTACTATGCCGTCTGCAAGCCCGGTTACAAGCTCCACGGCAAACGTGGTAATCTGTGGCAGCATATCAGAAAGTCCGCTTACCATATTTGCTAAAGCGTCCCCAAAACTCTGCGCCATTTTCCCCATATCCCCGCCTGCTGCGGCTGCTCCCTGCTGCAATTCATTTGCAAACTGGCTGAAAATCGGTAATGCCTGCTCTCCGATAGGCATAATAAAGCTGGTCTGCAATATCCTGCCTGCGCCCTGCATAGCCTCGCCGAATGTGTCATACTTAACGGCGTTAATCTGTCCCATTGCGTCCGTTGTCTTGCTTATCTGCCCCTCAACGTCCATAAGGGAAGTGCAGGCATCAGCGCCCATATCTTCCCACATAGTACCCATAAGCCCTACGCCTGCGGTATACTGTAGGCTTTCGTCGTCGCAATTCTTTAGCGCCTCGCTTATCTGGCTCATTGCCTCTTTTGCACTATCTCCCCCGGCTTGGAATTTTCCTACCATTTCGTCTGCGTTCAATCCCAGACTGGTAAGGTATTCGTTTGCCGTGCCGTCATTCATTCGTATATTAAACTCTTTGAAAGCGTCGCCCATTTTGTCAATGCTCCATACGCCCTCATTTGCCCCATTCTGGATAGAATTAAACATATCCTCTGCGCTTAATCCCGCCTGCGCATACTGGTTACTGTATTCATTGATAACGTCCAGCAAGTCCCCGTTCTGGTTAAGCCCCTGCTGCGCTCCCTGCGCAATCAAGTTATATGCCTCGTCGCCGGATATTCCGAATTGCTGCATCAGCTGCGTTGCAGCTCTTGTACTTTCCGCTACATCCATTTCAAACGTATCACGCAGGGTTAATGCGTTTGTCGTCATTTTTTCCAGCTCGTCCGCTCCCAAATCGCCCGCCTGCTGCTTGACTGTTGCCATAGACGCTGCTATATCTTCAAAGCCCTCGCCATAATTGCCGTTATAGATATTCTCCATAACTTGCTTATACTGGTCTGCCTCTTCTGTCGCCGTTCCAGTAGAGGCGCAAAAATCATTTAACGCCCCTTTCGCCTCGTCTGCTTGGCTTACCGTATATGCAAGTCCTGCTACTACTGCCGTGCCGATTGCTGCGGCTGCCGTACCTATGACGGTTACGCCTTTTGCCATTACACCGCCCAGCCCACCTAAAATACCGCCCAAACCAGAAAACTTGCCGCCTGCGCTTTCTGCCTGCTGTCCGCTTTCCTCGATTTCCTTACCCATATCGTCTGCGGCTCTTCCGGCTTTTTCCATATCCGCAGCTGTCTTGTTAAGCTCCTGCTCTGTTTTTACAAGCGCTGTTTTCTGGTAATTTAACTGCGCCTCCAGCTTTTTGCTTTCCTCGCTATTTTGTCCTGTTGTTTTCCGGCATTTCTCTAATGCCGCCTCGGTTTCTTTTACTTTTTTTGCCTGCTCTGAATAAACCCTTTGTAATACTTCCTGCTTTGCTTTCAGAGCCTCTACGCTGTTTGCGTTGTCCTTATATTCAGCCGTTACAAGTTTCATTTCCGAATTAAGCACTTTAAGGGTGCTGTTAATTTCCTTGCAGGCTGCTTTATACTCTGCCTCGCCGTCAAAACTTAGGCGTGTTTTAATGTTTTGTGTCTTATCAGCCATAAATTACAGTCCCCCTAAAGCCTTGTCTATGTCGTCCATTTCCTCTGCGGCTGTCGGTTCTGCTGCCCGCTCTCGTCTGAAAATGTGCGGGTTATACTCTTTGTGGTACTTAAAAAGTGTTACAATCTGGTAAGGCGTTTTTCTCCACGCCTCACGCTCTTTGTACCCCAGCAGCCCGATTGCGATATATAAAAGCCGTGCAGTATTTAATTTTCCTGCACGGCTGCCATTTCCCCCGTTTCACTTTCTCCGCTTTCCTCTTCGTCTCCGTTTCCGTCTCCGGCTGTCCCAACGGCAAAAGATGCAAAGATAGCGTTCTGTACTTCTCGCATATTTCCTAAATGTATCATTCTGCCTACTTTTTCTTCTGTTAAAAGCTCTGCGTTTTCGTCCTCTTCTAACAGTCCCTCGTTAATCAGCATAGTAAGCAGCCACTTAGTATCCTTTACCCAGTCTGGGTTATTCTGGTTAAATACCTCTGGCAGCTTGTCATATCCCCCGCATTTTTCCTGCAATTCTTCCAGTGCATTAAGGGTAAAAAGCAATCTGTACTTTTTTCCTTTCAGTTCCACGGTATAACCGCCGTCATTCATTGCGCTCATTTCATAAAATTAAGGCGTAGCCCTGCGCTACGCCTTTCTCCTTTCCTCAATTATACTGTTGCCATTGTTTCTGCTGGCTCTGGTACTGTTGTAAACCATGTTGTAGCTGCTTTGTCTTTTTCCAGTCCTACAAAGTCAGCCTTCCACTTGCCGTCTTTCTTTCTCTTGTAGAAATTAGCGGTAATCTCTGGTGTATTGAATTTGATGCTTTCGCCCTTTGTTTCGTACTTTTCTCCCGGTACTTCAAACTTGCACTTAAGCAGCCAAATATAGCGGTACTTGCCCCCTGTCTTTGCCGCTCTAAACCCGATAGCTAAAAACGGCGGCTCGTCGTCTCCACCAGCCCATACAACCTTATTCTGGTCTACCGTTTGCCCCAGTACCTCTGCAATGGTTTCTGGTGTAAGGTCTTTAATACCTAACTTTAACGTGCCGTTTGTAAATTCCTTTACGCTTTCGCTTAATGCGTCGTCAGCATACAAGTCTGCTGTAGCTGTTTTTACGGATAAATCGGCACTCATAGCCTCTGCTAATTTCTTAGGCGCTGCGTAAGTTTCTGCGCCCTCTTCCTCTTCTGTGCAGACAGCATAGTAAAGGTCTTTTAATCCTAATGTCATTATTTTGTCACTCCTTTAACAGTTCGATTGTTATAGGTACTACCCAGTACCCTGTATCATTTTCTTTTGTTTCCGCATCTACGCTATTTATGTAAGCACCTGCTGCCGTCAGCACTTCCAGAGTTTTGTTTAGCTGCGCCTCAAAATCTCCCTTATGAAAAAGCGTAACCCTATACAATTCTCTGCCTGCTACTTCTTTATCGTCAGCGCTCGCCGCTGCTCCTTTCAGCAGCCTCAGAAATGTGTAGTAAGCCGTCGGCTTTTTCTTCCCGGTAAATACGCCTCTTTCCGCTGGCAGTCCTGCACTTTCTAAAATGCTCTGTAAGCTATCCATTTGTTTCACGCTCCCATATTTCCAGCTGTGCCTCTACTACTTTATCCTGTGCTTTCTCATTTGCTACAGTCATATAGGGGCGTGCCTGCTGGCTGCTTGTCCCATATTCCGCTACAAAGCCGATAGTTGCATAACGCACATTGCTTTTGTCCCCTTTTCGGTCGTTTCCGTGCTTTGCCCTGCCCTGCGGGTATACCTCTACGTATTTCTCTGTACTTCCACCTTTAACAGCAGTTGCTTTGATTGACTGTATAAAGCCTGCGGTTTCCTCAATCCCCATAGCCTTTGCCTCTGTCTGCTGTGCCTCTATCAGCACCGCAGCACCAGCCTTTAACATTTTAGGCACTGCCTCTACCGTTGCCTGCTCCCTATTTCCAAACGCCTCTATGACAGCCTCTAAGCCCACGGTATTAAATTCTCCCACGCTTAAGCCCCCTTTTCCTTATATCGCAAGTCCGTTAGCGTAAGCTCTACCGTGTCGTCGTCAATGTCATACGTCTTAAGCACAAAATAGGCTTTCCCACCCAGTTCTACAGTGTCCTCGCCCTCATAATCTGCCTTATGAACATCACATTTACGCTCTACCACTTTCCCCGTCTGCTGGCTCTTGAAATACTCGTTATAGCCTACTGATTTCATGTTGCAAAAAACAGTACGCCTACTTTCTTCGCCCTGCTCTGCAAAGCCATTACTGTTTACCCTTTTATCTGGCTCTGTCAGTTTTACAAGCGTTAATTCGTCAACCCATTCTGCCATTTTATCCCTTGCCCTCCTTATCTTTGGTGTCCATTTCGGACACTGCTCCTAAATATGCACTTCCGCAGTAACAATTCCCTAAATATGCAGCTCCACTCTTATAGTGCAAATCATCTATTCGTTTATCCAGTTTATCCATATTGTCATAAACTTCATGAAACGTATTATTTACTGCTTGCATATGGAGTATCTCTCTGCCCTTAATTTCATCCGCCAGTGATTTTAGGCTTGCAAGGCTAAACCACCTCATAGCAGTATCTCCATTAAGCAAATAAGGCTTTTATTTCCTGCTGTGTGATTTCTTGTAAATCACTTTCTGTCAATGCCTTAATGCCCTTTGTTGCTGTAAATTTTCCAGTTTTGCTGTCATATGCAAGCTCGGTTACTACGTTCCCAGTTCCGGCTGTACCTACAGATAAATCACCCAGCTGAATAAGCCCGGCTACCGCTGCATTGATAGCTTTTGTTACGTCTGCTGTCTTTGCGTATGTGGTCAAGGCATTTGCAATAGCGGCTGTAACTTCTGCTGTTTTTGCATAATCGGTTAAATCAACCTCCCAGTCTCCCACATTTTCCAGTTTTCCGTTAATAACCATATACTCACTGAAAAGATTCCCGGATGTTCCACCCTTGTTGGGTACCATGTAAATTTTCTTTTCTGCGTCTGGTGCTGACACGTTAATATCTGCTGTGCTGCTCACTGTCACACGACTTAAATGGTCTGCGCCTGCTACAGCAGTAGAAATGGCTTGTGCAATCTCTGTAGCTGTCATTCCGTCTGTAATTCCATATCCTGCAAGTGTGGTAGCTGCGTTTGCCTTTCCATTGATTAAATTTTTCAAATCTTCTGCCAAATGCTCAACTGCAACTTTATCCAGATGCCCCAGCGCACCAATTTCTGTTTTTTCTGTATATCTTTCTTTAATTTCGTTTACCAGAAAGGTAAGTGTATTTAATGTCACTCTCTTAATTGCCATTTTTACAACGCTCCTTTTTTAAATAAATTTTTAATATCCTCCTCATTTACTTCATCTACAGACACATCACCTGAATCTCCCCCGCCTGTTCCTGTATACTCACTAGAAAGGCTTAAATGTGTTTTTAAGCACTCGTAAGATTTCCAGAATTTTTCTGATTTATCTGAATATCCAAACTCTGATTTACAATAAAGTGTAATTGCACGGATAATTAAAGCGTCTTTTTCATCAATCTTTTTAACGCCAACATCCCGCAAATCCATTTTGCAAGCAGCTATACAGTCGTTAATTTCTTCTGTAATTTTTTCACTTGTGCTGCTGATACGCAGCGCCGCCCGCATCTTCTCTGTTAATGTTGTGGCATTTGCTGCCATATCCTGCACCCCGCTTTCTAAAATAAATCTAGGCTACGTTTCCATAGCCCAGATGCTTACTCTTTGATTTTTGCAACCTTTGCTCTTTCCAGAATTGTTGCACGTTCACGGCTTACGGTAAAAACTTCTCCCGGCTCTTTCACTTCGTTTAGTACCTTGTCTAAGTACATATCTGTTACCTCTACCGTAACCGTTCCGGCTGCCTGCGGTTCGTCGTCCTTTTCCGGCTCTTCCTGCTTGTTTTCCTCGGCATATTCTGCCGCCGCCTGCTCCGCTGCCTCTTTTTCCTCTTCTGTCAGCTCGCTTTCGTCTGGTATCTCTACCTCAACCTCTGCGCAACGTTCCGCAAGTTCTTTGATTGTCCCCTCTGTACTTACGCCCAGCTCTTCCGCAAGTTTCTGCAAATCTGCCTTCTTGCATTTTTCCAGCTCTTTAACATCTAAACGCCTTTTCATAAATATCCACCTTTCTTACGCACTTCTCCCCATGCAGATAGTAACAAGGCTGTTTTTATCAACTACCTTTCCGTCCGCAAGCATAATGCCCTTTGTTACTTTGTCGTCTGTGTCGTTGTCCTCGTATTTCTTTACGCCCATTGCATAGTTGGTGTTAAGTACATAGTCCTTAAAGTTAAAAAGGAACGCAAACGCTGTATTCTCTGCTACTCCGGCGCTGTATGTGGTCACATAATCGCAGCACACTACCTGTCTGCCCAGCAAAAAGCGCTCCGGCTTTCCTGCAATACCGTAGTTTACTCTGCCGATAGGCTGCCCGTTGCTGTCGGTCAGTCCGTAATACTGCATAAAAGTGTTTTTACTCATACACCATACTGCCCCGTTTTCGTATGCCTGCGGTAATGCTGCCTCTGCTGCAATTAAGTCCGCATATGCAGGTTTTAAACTGGTAAGTTTCTGCCCCTCTGCGGGTGTTTCGTTTAAAATTCCTTTCGGTTTTCCGTTTCCGTCGCCGCTGATAATCGCCTGCTCAAGTGCTTTTGTCATAGCCTCTACAATGTTGTTAATCAGCATAGCCTCAAAAGCACTGATTGCCATTGTGTCAACTTCCAGACTTACCGCAACTGCGCAGCGCAGCTTATGATATGCAAAAGTAATCATGCCGTCTTTTGTAGCGGTAGATTTCTGCTTGTCGCTGCCTTTTCCCTCTGCTACCCATGTTGCAGTAGGCTTAACCGTAGATACCGGGATAGCCACGCCGCCCTTGTATGCAGTTCTGGTTACAAGCGCCAAAATCATGCCCGTGCTTTCCAGTTTCTGCACAATCTGGTTCAGCACCGTTGTAGGGATTGTTGCGCCTACGTCCGTTGTGCTGCTTACGGCATCTGCTCTGTACTCTGCCGGAATAGCTGCGCCACGGCATACATAACGCATAAACGCCTTTCTGTATTCCATGCTGCCGTACTTGTCGCCGTCGTCCCCCTCTCCGGCTGCTCCGCTAAAATTTCTAAGCACTGTCGGCGTTGTTCCCTCGCCGCCCTGTCCGTCGTCAATCGGTTCTCCTGCCGCAATTCTGGCAAGCAGCTTATTTCTTCTCTCTGCCTGCTCTACAATCTGCGTGCGCTCTTCCTGCAAGTCTGTTACCTCTGTTTCCAGCGCTGTAATTTCCTCTGCGGTCAACTCTGCCGCTCTGGTGTTCAGCTCGTTTCTAATCTGGGCTAATCTTGCCTCAATTTCTTTTAATCTCATGGTTTCTGTTCTCCTTTTTTGTGTTATAAATTCGCTCTAATCTTTAGTAATGCTACCCGTCTGTTAAGCAACTCCTGCCGTTCTGCCTCATAACTCCTATGTGCAAAATTACGGGCGCTTATTTCAGTATCCCCGTTTGCTGGTATGCTCACTGCGGATACGTCATAAACCTTTTTAATTTTTAAAATTGTCCTTGTGCGTGTTACTCTGTCGTATGTTTCCTCTGCCACGGTAAACGCCCATGACATTTTAGTAATCATGCCTGCGTCAATATCCTGATATAACCCACGGGCTAAGTCTGTCTTTCCTAAATCAGCCGCCACTAAAAGCCCTTTATGGTCTGGCACTAAAATAAGCGTCTTATTTGACTGTCTGGCAAACACTCTGCCTGCATGGTCGTACTGCATAATAACATCACTCATGTCTGCGCCGTCCAGTGCGTGTGCGTCTATCCTTTCGTAAAACTTTGTCCCGTCCTCAAATTCATAAAGCAGATACGGCTTGTCAAAAGTTGTAGCATATCCCTCTACGTAATACTCTGTGTCTATTCTTTTTGCCGCTGCCTGCGCAGTCAATGGCGCTGCCAGCGCCCTATATTCCCGCTCTTTCTTAATCGGCATTGTTTACACCCTCTTTCTGTTTCCCGTCGTCTGGCGGCTCTTTCGGCTCGCCCTCTGTCGGTTCTTTTCCTTTTCCGTCGTCTGTACCCTGCTGCCCCGCCTGCGGTACTTGCTGTATGATAATCTTCGGCTCTTTGTCGCTGTTGTTCAGCTCGCTTACTTCCGTATATTCCTTTCGGATATAATACTTTTCCCCGCCCTCTACGTGTGGCATATTCCATATATCCATTACCCCGTTACGGTTCAGCAGCGCACGGTCAAAAAGCTGTGTGCTTACTTGCAGCTTTGTAGCGTTACTGGCATATTGCAGACGGTTTGCAGAAAAAGTAATAGCATTTCCGCACGCTATCTCTCTGTCTGAAAATGTCATGTTTGACATAACAAGGGAAAGCTGGATTGCAAACGGTTCTATCTTCCCCTCGTAATATGCGTTCCACGTTTCCTCGTCAAATTTGTTTTGCAGAATATCCATGTTAGTACCAAAATGCGTGCATACATTTTCTTGTATATTCTGCATCTGCAATGCGTTTGGCGTGTATGGTTTGCTTTCTACTTGTTTCAGCTCCGAAAACTTATTATCATAAATAATCATGCCGCTGTCATTGTCTGCGCTTAAATTATCCTCTGTAAAGCGCAGTCGCTCTTTCTTTATATCCTCTGGTTTTAACATATTTGCCACTTTTGCCAGAAAGCGGATATTTGCAGAATTTTTGACGGCATTTATAATGCCCTCATTCTGCGTATGTATCAGCTGCATAGTGGGCTTGAGCGTGCGGTTATCCTCTCCAAAAAGGTCGTCTGTATATTCAAAGTCGGTTATGATACCTACTTTTTCAAACTCAATCGCCCCATGCTCCCCATTTGCAAACAAATACCTCAAGTAAACCTGTCCTTTTACCTCTACCACCTCGCAGCGTTCCGCACGCAATGGATACCAACCGCATAGCCTGCCTATTTTGTCCTCGATAGGTACAATAAAAGCGGTATGCTCTACTGCTACGTAGGTCGCAAGCCGCTTAATAAACTTTGTAGTATCCATGAAATAGTTAGGCTTATGCTGTAATGTTTTTTCCAGATGCTTAAGGGCGCTACCCGTAATCTCCGGCTTTAATTTGCTGCAATGTGTGGCAAAATTATTTACTGCTGTCCTCGTCAAGTCCATTTCGTATACACCGCCGCTATAGCTGGTAAACGTAGGGCTGTACCCGTTCAGCATCTTAAAATAGCTGTCAATATATCGCAGCTCTTTCCCATGAAAAAGATAATCTAAGAATTTGATACCGTTCACTCTCCTTTCTATGCGGCGTTTTTCAGCAGCTCGCCGCACTCTTCCCAGTATTTCTGCCGTACCGTCATTGCATCAATAACAGATACGAAACCGTCAATGTGCGCCCGCTGCTCTATCTTAATCGGTCTAAATTTCCTTGTTTCCATATTGTGCTTAAGCGCTACGTTTAAAAAATGTGTCTTTAGTAAATTGTTGTCGGCAATCTTAAAATTGCCGTCCTTTATGATGCCCTCAAACTCACGGATAACTGGCGTAAGGTTTTCGCCTTGATATACGTCGTCCATGTGAAAGCCATAATTTGCCATATCGGTAATAAGGTACTGGGCGCTGTATCTGTCGTAGCCAATCTTAAGCGGGCGTATACCGTATACTTCCAACAGCATAGTAAACCAGCTGTAAACGTCGTGGTAATCTACGTAGTTCTCGCCGCTTAAAGTAATCAGCCCTTTTTTAACAAATATGTCGTAAGGCACGCCGTCCGTTGCCTGCAAGTGTTCTATTCTTCCCCGTGGCATAAAGAATTGAGTAAACGCATATAATTTGCCCTCTTTCTCAATTACCACGCTTGCTGCGGTTAAGTCTGTTGTCTGGCTTAAGTCAATACCGCCCACGGCGTAACAGTCCCTAAAGTCCTCTAAAGTCTTTTCAACTCCTGCACTGTCTACCGTTGTGTATTCCAGCCATGCAATAGAGCTGTTCTGCTTAATGTTGCAATACTTTGTCAAAAACTCTGCTTTCTTGCTTAAGCTACCCTCTGCTACGGCTATTTCATCAACAAAAAAGCTCTCTTTTACAGAAACGCCCATGTTAGGGTTAGCCTTTTTCAGCTCTTCTATATCGTTCCATTTCTCCACGTCGTCAATCATGTAAAGGAACGGTAAAAGCCTGCGCTCTTTGCTATTGCCTTTTAAAAAGCTGGTGCTGCGTTTCATCAGCTCGTCATAAATACTATCGTTGATATATCCGGCTGTGCTGATACTCAAAATCATAGGCTGGGTACGTGCGCCTAATGCAGATTTCATAACCTCATACTGCTTTAATCCTGCGTCCCCGCTCCATGCTGCCATTTCATCACATACCACCAGCTGCGGGTTAAAACCGTCTGATTTCTTGGCATTGAAAGCAATCGGTTTTACAAATGTGTTGCTTTCCTCAATGTAAATATCACTGCGGCGTTTTTTTGCCAGCTCTTCAAGCTCTGGCTCTGCCAGTACCATTTTATGAAAACCGTCATACACTAACGCCGCTTGGTCTAATTTTGGCGCTAAACAATAAATTTCCTGCCCGTACTCCGGCTCTAAAAATGCCATGTATGCAATTATCGCAGACGCAAATAAACTCTTGCCATTTTTTCTGCCGATAACTATAAAAATTTCTCGGAAAATACGTATTTTTTCCTTGTCTTGTACTCCAAAAATAACAGAAACTATAGCCTTTTGCCATAGTTCCAGTTTCAGTAAATCATTGCGTCCCTTGCTGTGGTGGCAAAAATTCTCAATAAATTTGATAGCCTTATTTGCAGCTTTCGCATTAAAAAAATACTCCTGCTTTTCCAGTGCGTCCACAATGATTTTATATATTTGTTTTATCCATTTTCCCGCTATAATTTCGCCGCTGGTAATCTTTGCGTGGTACTCATAGATATAGTTTCTGTATGGTATCACTCCGGGCTATTCTTCCCGCAGCGCCGCCAGTCTGCTTGCTTTCCTTTTTGCTGCTGGCACTAATTCTGTCAGCTGCTTAATGATTGCTGCATAGTTCTTGCTTAAGGCTATGTAAGTCTCTGCCTCTGGGCTTTTCTTTGTTCCCCACTGGTTTTGCCCGTTCTGGTATTCACTTGTCCAGCCCTCTTTTTCTATCATTGCCTGCAAGTCGTCCAGCTCAATACTCATAAAAGCAGCCTTTTCTATCAGCGGCGTTACCAACTTCTTTTTATTTTCGTCTAAGTCTTTGAAAATTCCCTTAAGTCTGGTCTTTTCTGCCTTTATCCTCTGTTCTTTTGTCTTTTCTTTCCTTGTTGCCATTCTTTTACCCCGCTTTCAGTTCCCCTGCCGCATACCACACCCCCTACACCACGCCTGCGCACGCCCGTAGGGTAATTTTAGGGTATCCCCCTCGGTATCTGTCCCCTTTAATTTCTTTTCTGCATAGGGGGGATTATACCGCCGTCTGCATCAAATCTATAACGCAGCCTCGGTGCGCTTTTATGATGCTCCTTGTTGTGGCAGTCTTGGCATAACGCCTCTAAGTTATCCCAGTTAAGCGTTATGTCTGTGTCATTGATATTGTCACGGTTAAGCCAGCGCTTATGATGTACTATCTTTGCAGGCTCTCCGCATCTCTCACAAATAAAGTCTTGTGACATTAAGTAAGCAGCTCTTGTATTCTCCCACGCTGCTGATAAATAAAAACTCTTAGCCCATTCTTTCACGCTGTCCCCTCTCTTTCTTTTAGTATCCCAGCGCCCTAAGTTTCATGCGCTGGGTGGAGGCTAAAGAATGAAAACAAAAAAAGAGTAGGTTACTGCTGCCGCCTCTGCGGTTAAGCTCTCGCCTACTCTTTCCATGCTACCATTATATCTCTTTTGTTTTTCCATGTAAATTTCATGTTTTTTTCATTCTTTTGTCATACTGCCTTTTCCCTGCTATCTTATCTTGTCCTCGTCCATTCCCCACAATAATACCGACAACTCGTTTATGATAGCTGTTATCCAGCGTCTTGGTGTGCTGTTTCCTGTGTCCAGTTCCTCTGCAATCTTTGCATAGTCCATGCCCTGCATAAAGTACATTTCAAACGCCTTATACTCTACCTCTCTGTCTGCCGCCTTTCTCCTGCGTTCTATCTCTTCTACCGCCTTGTCGATATGTGCCGTCATAATCAGAGTTTTAAAGCGGCTGCGTCTGATACTCTCTAAGTATGTACGCTGCTGCTCGTCTGTCATTCCTGCAAGTTCCAGCTGCTCCCCGTCGCTTATTGCGTTCTCAATGTGAAAAGCTGCGTCCCGATAGCATTTCATCAGCATAAAGGTGTTATGATACTTATTCTGCTTTCTGTCTTTCTCTTCCTGCTTTTTGTATTCTGCCACTGCTGCCCGTGCTGCTTTCTGTATCATTTCCTCAAAATCAGCCGCAGGCAATGCTACCCACTGCTCCCCCTCCGGCGCTCCTGCTGTTTCTTCATTCTCTGGCTTAATCTCTGTAGCCAGCCCTTTGATTTCTACCTCTTTTTCCTGCATCTAAATTGCCTGCCTTTCACTTTTAATTAAACGGCAGCTCGTCGTCTACGCCGTCTGGAATATTCATAAAGCCGTCGTTATAATCTGGCTGCTGCCCTGCTGCCGCTCTT